CCAGCCCCTTTACAAGAGGAACGGAATGAGGTACAAATACCACAACCGATCCAGCAAGCCCCACAGCCAGACTACAAAGCTCTGTCTTGGCGCGACAAGAACCCTTGGTTTGGACAAGATCGACGCATGACCAGTTATGCGTTGGCGGTCCATGAAGAACTCACCAAAGAAGAGCGAATCAATCCTTCGAGTGATGAGTACTACCAAAGACTTGATGCTGAGATTCGTCAAAGATTTCCAGATCGCTTAGGTCTGCCAAAGCAAGTGGATGCGCCCCCTCCACCCAATAAATCAAGTGTAGTAGCCCCTGCAACACGTAGCGCAGCGCCCAAAAAACTCACGCTTACAAAATCGCAGGAAAATATCGCCAAAAGGCTTGGGGTTCCTCTGAATCTCTATGCCCAACAGGTTGCGGAAGAATTTAGGAAAGGTCAATAATCATGTCTGAAACACAAGTACGTAAGAGTCGCGATTTAGAAACGCGAGCAGCTTCAACCTACAGGCCACAAGCTTGGAGGGCTCCTGAAACGCTGCCCATGCCCGATGACCGTCCAGGTTGGAAGCATCGCTATATCCGAATCAGCACGATGGGTACCTCAGACCCGAGTAACATCTCTTCTAAGTTCCGTGAGGGATATGAGCCCTGCAAAGCAGAGGATTATCCCGAAATGATGATGCATGCCACTGAAGAAGGCCGGTTCAAAGGCAATATTGAGGTGGGAGGCTTGTTACTCTGCCGTATTCCTACGGAGTTTTTGGAACAGCGAGCTGCGCATTACAGCAAGCAGAACCAAGCTCAGATGGATTCAGTAGACCACAGCTTCATGAAAGACAGCGATCCTAGAATGCCTCTCTTCTCCGAGAAGCGCTCGAAGGTCACATTTGGTTCAGGTTCTTAATTTAAGGAAACAAAATGGCTTATCCTATTATTCCAGCCCCTTACGGGCTGAAGCCTGTTAACCTGATCGGTGGTCGAGTATATGCTGGTTCAACCCGCATGTTCCCTATCGTGAATGGTTACAGCAACAGTTTGTTCAATGGTGACATTGTTCAATTGGGCGCTATTGCATCCCCTGCAACAGTCGGCACTTTAATCCAAACCACTCTTACATATAACTCTACATCTGCCGTAGCCGGTACGATTGGTGTGTTTGTAGGCTGTGAGTACTCTACAACTGGCGGTCCAATTTACGGTAAAAACCGTTTCCAATATTGGCAAGCTAGTACATCTGCTCCCGATGCTCTCGGTTATGTTGTTGATGATCCTCAAGCTGTGTTCAAAGCTGTCGTCGTTCAAGGCGGCGCTGCACAAAGCCAAACGGTCCTCTACGCTAACCAATCATTCGTTGGCGCAAACATGTTGTACACAGGTCCTGGCGGTAACACCACTACTGGTGACTCGACTGCTGGTGTTGCTCTTGCAGCTTCAGCTATTTCTCAGTCTTCTGGTACTGCGACCAACCCCTTGACATCTGGTGCTCCCTTCCGTTGCGTTGGTATCGTCCCCGACACAGGTGTTAGCGTGGTTCAAGCTGCTACTTCTAGCTCTACGACAATCACATTGTCTGGCGCTAACAGCAGCATTTGGCCTGGCATGGCTGTGACTGGCCCTGGCATCACTGCTGGCTCCAACACTTATGTTACCGCTGTGAACGGAACAGCAGTTACGATTAATACAGCAGTAGCATCTGCTCAATCGACTGCCGCTAACTTCACTTTCACTGGCTATCCCGAAGTATTGGTGACTTGGAACTTTGGTTTCCACAGTTATTTCAATGCTACTGGCGTTTAATTAAGGAGCTAACAAATGGCTATTTCACGCGCACAACTATTGAAAGAGCTGCTCCCAGGCTTGAACGCATTGTTCGGTTTAGAGTATGCACGTTATGGTGAAGAACACAAAGAGATCTATGAAACAGAGACCTCTGAGCGTTCTTTTGAAGAAGAGACTAAATTGTCTGGCTTCTCAGCAGCACCAGTCAAAAACGAGGGCACAGCCATCGCTTATGACAATGCACAAGAGGCATGGACTACACGCTACAACCACGAAACCATTGCTTTGGGTTTCTCAATCACTGAAGAGGCGATTGAAGATAACTTGTATGACTCTTTGTCTGCTCGTTACACCAAAGGTTTGGCCCGTGCCATGGCATACACCAAGCAAGTTAAAGCTGCTGCTGTTTTGAATAACGGCTTCAACTCTAGCTACACTGGTGGTGACGGCGTGTCTTTGTTCAACTACGCTCACCCCTTGGTGAACGGTGGTACAAACTCCAACACTCCCTCTACCCAAGTTGATTTGAACGAGACTTCCTTGGAAGCCGCCGTGATCCAGATCGCTGCATGGACAGACGAGCGTGGACTTTTGATCGCTGCTAAACCCAAGAAGTTGATCATTCCTCCTTCACTCATGTTCGTTGCAAAACGTTTGTTGGATACCGAACTCCGTGTCGCTACCGCCAACAACGACATCAACGCTATCAAGCAAATGGGCGCAATCCCAGAGGGCTACACTGTCAACCACTTCTTGACAGACCCCAACGCTTGGTTCCTGACCACAGACGTTCCCAATGGTTTGAAGCACTTTGTGCGTACACCATTGCAGAACTCTATGGACGGAGATTTCGATACGGGTAACGTACGTTATAAATCACGTGAGCGTTACTCATTCGGCTGGTCTGATCCCCTCGGAATCTGGGGTTCTTCAGGTTCATTCTGATAAATCGGGGCCCTTCGGGGCCCCTTTTTTATTTGTTGACAAACTAAAAAATTAGTGTATATTGAAG